AGGTGTTTCGAGTCGCTCTATACGGCTAGGCAGAGCTCAAAAAAGTACATTGAATACGCAAAACACTCCACGCCCTACCCGCCCACCAACTAAAAAAGCGGGATAGTGTACCACACATTTACAAGCTCACCATAGAACTCGTGCAATTACGGGTTACAATTCGTGTATGTCAAGAATCACAAGAGCCGAAGCTGCTCGAGCTCTCGGTGTGAGCGATCAGGCAGTCCACGCAGCCATCAAGGCCGGCCGCCTTAGCGCAATCACGACCGTTGACGGTCGCGTTCTCGTCGAAAGCGACACGATGCGCGAAGAATGGGCACGAAATACGCAAACTCGTACAGGCGTTGGCCCTAAACCGCCTGCAAGAACCCAATCGCCTCTACGTTCACGCGAAGAACGCATGGCAACCCGTGATTCTACTACCGAAACACGCAACGCAACTACCAGCGAGGTCATACCCGATTACAACGACAGCCGAGCCCGCACCGAATACCTCAAAGCCGAGCTCCTCGAGCTGGACCGCAAGCAAAAAGAGGGCCTCCTGGTCCTCGCCTCCGAAGTCGAAGCCCGCTGGGTCGAAATCATCACCCTGGCCCGCACCAAAATCCTTGGCATCCCCACCAAGGCCAAGCAACGCATCCCCGATCTCGACACCGATGCAATCGGCCTACTAGAAGACATCGTCCGCGAAACCCTCGAAGATCTAAGCGGCGAAGCAGAAGAAGACGAATGAGCAATCTAAATCGACTGGAGCGTGCCGCTTTCAGTGCATTCAGGCCCCCACGCAAGCTCACGCTTAGCGAATGGGCCGACACCTACGCCTTCCTCAGCTCAGAATCAAGCGCAGAAGGCGGTCGTTGGCATACTTTACCCTATCAAAAGGGAATTATGGACGCAATTAGCTCAAATAGCGTCGAACAAGTAACTGTAATGAAATCTGCGCGAGTTGGCTATAGCAAAATACTCAACCACGTCATCGCGTACCACATCCACCAGGATCCGGCTCCCATCATGCTGGTCCAACCCACAATCGAGGATGCTCAAGGCTACTCAAAAGAGGAGATCGCTCCAATGCTGCGGGACACCCCTTGTCTGCGCGGCCTAGTCAGCGACGCCAAGGCCAAAGACGGCGCCAACACCATCCTGCAGAAGCAATTTCCGGGTGGAACGCTAAGCCTGGTCGGCGCCAACTCTCCTCGAGGCTTCCGCCGTGTCAGTCGACGCATCGTTCTCTTCGATGAGGTCGACGGCTATCCCGCATCAGCAGGCTCCGAAGGCGACCAGATCAAGCTGGGCATCCGCCGAACCGAGTATTACTGGAACCGCAAGATCGTCGCCGGATCCACCCCCACCGTCAAAGACTTCAGTCGCGTGGAACGCATGTTCCAGCAGACGGACCAGCGCCGCTACTTCGTGCCCTGCCCGCACTGCAACCACATGCAGTACCTCCGCTGGCCCAACATCACCTGGACCGACAACGATCCAGCGACTGCGTCATATAAGTGCGAAGGCTGTAGCACTTTAATACCTCACTCCAAGAAGCGCTGGATGGTGGAACGTGGCGAATGGCGCTCCACCTCCCCCGGTAACGGCAAGCACATCGGCTTCCACATCTGGGCCGCCTACTCCTATTCCCCCAACGCCTCCTGGTCCAACCTCGTCGAAGAGTTCCTCGACGCCAAGCAGGACGCGGAGCAACTCAAGACCTTCGTCAACACCGTCCTGGGCGAGACGTGGGAGGACGAATACGCCTCCAAGATCGGTGCGGACTCACTCATGGAACGCGCCGCCAAGGAGAAGTACAAGCAGCATCAGCCGCCTGTCGAAGGCCTGGCGCTCACCATCGGCTGCGACGTCCAGGACGACCGCCTAAGCCTGAGCGTGTGGGCTTGGGGTAGGGAAGAGGAGGGCTGGCTCGTGGACCGCATCAAGATCTACGGCAGCCCCTCGAGGCCCGAAGTCTGGAAACAGCTCGACGAAGTTCTAAGCAAGCCCTACGTCAATGAGGCCGGCGACGAACTGCGCGTGCTTAGTTGCGCGATTGACTCTGGCGGCCACCACACCCAGGAGGTCTACCACTACTCCCGCGAACGCGCCGCCCTAGGTGTCATCGCCATCAAGGGTATGGGTCAGAAGGGCAAGCCTCCCCTCGGCAAAGCCACCAAGGTGGACGTCAACTTCAAGGGCAAAGCACTCAAGAAGGGCGCCCAACTCTTCCCCGTCGGCGTCGACGGCATCAAGTCCCTCCTCTTCGGCAGGCTCAAGCACAACGACCCTGGTCCGGGCTATCTCCACTTCTACCCCACAATCACAACCGACTACTTCGAGGAGCTCACCGCCGAGAAACAAATCCTCCGCTTCCGCAATGGCTTCCCCGAACGCATCTGGGTAAAGAAGAGCCAATCACCCAACGAAGCTCTAGACGAACTGAACTATGCCTACGCCGCACTTCATCGTCTTTATCAAAAGTTCGATCGTCGATCCATCTGGGATCAGCTGGAACGCCAAAAGGAACCTAAGCAGACGCCGCCGCTAAGATCTACTCAACAAACAGCCTCTAAACGGGGCAATTTCGTGCAGAACTGGTGAGCCGTGAACATCCCTCCCCGCCTACGAGCCGGAGACACGATCCAGTGGAGGGATGAGGCCACCACTGACAATCTCGGCACGCCAATCGATAGCTCCACCTGGACACTTACCTACTGGCTCCGCACCAATACCGCCGCTGAAGCCGCCAGCGTCGTTGGTACGCCCTACGGCAGCGGCTGGTCCTTCCTAATCTCCGCTGCCACCTCTTCCGCCTTCGACTCTGGAACGTGGTACTGGCAAGCCATTGCCAGCAAGACAGGCGCCGTCTTCACCGTTGGCTCGGGCTCAGCCACAGTCGATCCCCTGCTTTCCTACACCGGAACCGCCACCGCCTACGACGGCCGCACCCAAGCCCAAAAGGACCTCGAGGCCGTTCAGCTCGCGATCCGCACCCTCCTGAGTGGCGGCAGCGTCAAGGAGTACCGCATTGGCCAGCGCACCCTCAAGCGCTATGACCTCGCCGAGCTGCTCCAGCTCGAGGCCAAGCTCAAAGCGGACGTCAAGCGCGAAGAGGCCGCGCAGCTCATGGCCAACGGCCTAGGCAACCCGCGCAACATGTTCGTCCGCTTCAACTAAGCCATGGGACTCCTCACCTTCCTTGGCCTCGCCAAGCAGCCCGAACCCACCAAGCCCACCCGTACCGGTCGTAGGCAATACCAAGGCGCCTTGATCTCGCGCCTCACGGCTGACTGGCTGTCCAGTCAAGCCAGCGCCGACGCCGAGATCCGCACCAGCCTGGTCAAGCTGCGCGACCGCTCCCGCGAGCTGGTCCGCAACAACCCCTACGCCAAGCAGGCCAAGCGCACCACCCAGATCAACGTCATCGGCACAGGCATCCGCCTGCAAAGCCAAGTCCTCCAGCTTCGCGGCAGCAAGCGCGACGAGCGCATCAACAAGCTCATCGAATCCAAGTGGGAGCTGTGGAGCCGCGCCCAGCACTGCGACGTTGCTGGCCGCTACAGCTTCAGCCAGTTCGAGTGGCTTGCCACTGGTGCGCTCCCCGAATCCGGCGAAGCGATCTTCCGCATCGTCAAGCAGCCCTTCGGCGGCTCCAAAGTGCCTATCGCTCTCCAGATGCTGGAAAGCGACATGCTCGACGAGGGCTACGCCGGCCCCGTCTCCGCACCCCTAAACGAATGGCGCAATGGCGTCGAGGTCAACGAGTGGGGCCGCCCCGTCCGCTACGCCTTCCTGACGCGCCACCCCGGCGACTACTGGTTCCAAAACACCCCACAACGCAACGAGAAGCACGTCTTCCCCCGCGCTGACGAGATCATCCACCTCTTCCTCCCCGAGCGCCCTAATCAGAACCGAGGTGTGCCGTGGTTCCACCCAGTCATGCTCGATGCCCACCAGCTCCAGGGCTACGAGGAAGCAGCGGTAGTCCGTGCCCGTGCCGGCGCCTCGCTTATGGGCTTCATCACCAACAACGAAGGTGAGCTCACCGCCGACGACGTTGAAAACAACCAGCGCATCAGCGAGTTCGAGCCCGGCACGTTCAAGTACCTCAGCCCAGGCGAAAGCGTCACGGTGCCGTCGATCGACTCACCGGACCAACAATTCGAGATGTTTGTGCGCAACAAGGTGCGCCGCTTCGCCGCCGGCTTTGGCTGCTCCTACGAGACCCTCAGCCGCGACTTCAGCGAGACCAACTATTCCAGCTCCCGCCTCAGCCTCCTCGAAGACCGCGAGCACTGGCGCGTCATCCAGAACTACCTGATCGAGAACTTCCATACCCGCGTATTCAGGGCGTGGCTCGAGATGGCAGTCCTCTCAGGTGAGCTCCCCCTTCCCGACTACGAGCTCCGCCCTGAGCGTTACGACAATCCCCGCTGGATGCCACGCGGCTGGAGCTGGGTCGACCCACTCAAGGAAGTCAAGGCCTACCGCGAGGCCGAGCAGGCCGGCTACATGAGCAAGTCCCAGATCGTTGCCCAGAACGGCGGCGACTATGACGACACCATCACCGAAATCTCCCGCGAACAACAATTCGCTGCCGATGTCGGCGTCACCCTCGACCGCGACATCCTCGACCCCATGGTGCTCGCCCTTAGCACAGCGGCGTCTGACACCCCACCCCCTGGTACGCCGCCACCAACGCCCGCTGAGGTGCCTCCGCCTAACGAAGCAGTGCCTCGAGCCAAGCGATCCCGTAAGCCCCGAGGATTCGCCGCCCTGATTGACCAAGCCGAGCCCACTGAGCCCACCGACCTATGAACACCACACCTACAGAAGCGATGCGCACAGAAGCGCAGCGCTACCGCGACTGGAAATCTGAGGGGCACAAGGGTGGCACGGAAGTTGCTGCTACTCGCGCCTCGCAAATCCTCAGCGGTAATGCACTGAGCCAGGACACAGTGCGAACGATGAGTGCGTGGTTCGCACGTCACGAGGTTGACAAGAAGGCCCAGGGATTCAGGCCCGGTGAAGATGGTTATCCATCCCCAGGACGTGTGGCCTGGGCTGCGTGGGGCGGCGACCCAGGTAAATCCTGGAGCGACAACCTTGTAAGCCAAATGGACCAGACTGATCGCAGTACGGACACAGAACCTATGGAGCGCGAGCTTACAGCCGATATGAGCGCCGGCCAGGCAGCGCTCTACGAGGCCTACGAAGAAGTGGTCGACGAACTAGGCCCCTTCGACCAAACATCTGGCGAACACGGTGCCCACTACATGGAGGCCAACCCCTTCGCCGATAAGGGCATGAAGTGCGCCAACTGCGCCTTCTATGCCGGTGCGAGAGCCTGCGAAATTGTCAGCGGCGACATCAACCCCGAAGCCGTTTGCAAGTTCTGGATCATCCCTGAGCGCTTGATTGACGAAGCTCCGGCGATGGAAGAGGGCCGCCCCTATCCCAAGGAGCACGCTGCCCGACTCCGCGATCCCTCCGCCTATGACCGCTTCCGTCGCCGCAACAACGCAGCCGGTAAGGGGGTGGACTTCATTTTCGGCATCAAGAGTGGTGAGCCTGGAGCGGACCTTCAAGCCATCCGCTTCCGCCTTAGCGAGTTCACGGTCGCTCAAGCCAAAACCTGGCTTAAGGACCACGACTACAAGCCCATCCAGTTCGAGGCCGCCACAGGAGATCGCGAAGCTGAGCGTGCTAAGCCCGGCGATCTTGGCGAAGGCGACTTCGTGAGCTGGAACAGCTCCGGTGGTACGGCACAGGGCCGCATCGAGCACATCATGCGCGAAGGCACCCTGGGCATCCCCGACTCCACCTTCAGCATCGACGCCTCCGCAGAAGACCCCGCTGCCCTGATTCGCATCTACAGCGAAGGCACTGATGGCTGGGACGCCACCGAAACCCTCGTCGGCCACAAGTTCAGCACCCTGCGCAAGATCGAGCCTCTTCGGATGCTCGAGCTCTCCACCACCAAGCGCTACCTAAGCGAGAAGCACACACGCACCGAGGCAACCACCTTCAACGTTGTCGAGGATCGCACCTTCGAGTTCCCGTTCAGCTCCGAGTACCCAGTGGCCCGTTACTTCGGCAACGAGGTGCTAAGTCACGACACCACCGCTGCTGACCTCAGTCGCCTCAACGACGGTGCTCCGCTGCTCTTCAACCACAACCCCGACAAGGTTGTTGGCGTGGTGGAGCGTGCCTGGATCAACAACAACGACAGGCGGGGCTACGCCAAGGTCCGCTTCTCTCGCAACGCCTTCGCTAAGGAGGTGCTTGCAGACGTCCAAGACGGAATCCTGCGCGGAATCAGCTTCGGCTACGCCATCGACAAGATGGAAGAGCGCTCCGGAAACTTCGTTGCAACGAATTGGTCGCCGCACGAAATCAGCGTCGTTTCAATTCCAGCAGACCCCACAATCGGAATTGGACGTTCTCTACTCTCTGAAACGTCAGTTCAACCAGAGATTGTGCAAGCCTCTGAGCCTATCATTGAGAGCGAAGCACCTGTTGCGCCTACGGAAGTAGATACGCAGCGGGATCAATGCCCAGCGGCTGAAACCGCATCTACCCCCGTTCCTGTAATGGAAAACACCCCTGATCTGGAGGTGATCCGGTCCAAGGCCGCTGAGGCCGAGCGGACCCGTATCGCCGCCATCAACGCACTGGGCGAAAAGCACCAGATGCAAGACCTCGCCCGTGAGCTCATCGACGGGGGCCGCTCCCTCGATGAGGCTCGCGCTGCTGTCCTCGACAAACTCGGCTCTACCCCTATGGACCAACAAATCCGCTCCACCGACCTCACCTCCAACGATGTGGGTCTGTCGGATCAAGAGACCAAGCGCTTCAGCTTCGTCCGCGCCCTCAACTTCCTCGCCAACCCCGGTGATGCTTCGGCTCGCCGCGCTGCCGAGTTCGAGATCGAGGTTGGCCGCGCTGCTGCCACCAAGTACGAGCGCTCCAGCAACGGCATCGTTGTTCCCAACGAAGTTCTCCGCCGCGACCTCACCGCTGGCCTGCCCTCCGGTGGTGGCAACCTCGTCGCTGACGACCTGCTGGCTGGTTCGTTCATCGACCTGCTCCGCAATCGTCTCGCCCTGGCCAACGCCGGCGTGACCATGCTGACCGGCCTCCAAGGCAACGTCAGCATCCCCCGCCAGTCTTCCGCCTCCACCGCCTACTGGGTGGGCGAGAACGTTGCCCCGACCGAATCGCAGCAAGCGATCGATCAGGTCAACATGACTCCCAAGACTGTCGGCGCCTACGTCGATTACAGCCGCCGCCTGCTGCTGCAGTCCTCGGTTGATGTCGAGGGCATGGTCCGCAACGACCTGACCCGCGTCATCGCCCTTGAGCTGGACCGTGCCGGTATCTACGGCACTGGCTCCTCCAACCAGCCCCTCGGCCTGGCCAACACCACCGGCATCGGTAGCCAGACCATCACCACCTACGGCACCTTTGACGAGTACATCGGCATGGAGACCGATGTCGCCACCGCCAACGCCGACGCTGGCTCCCTCCGCTACATCATCAACGCCGCTGCCCGTGGCGCCCTGAAGTCCACCGCCAAGTCCGCCTCGGCTGTGGCTGCCGGCTTCGTGTTCGAGAACGGCGAGATCAATGGCTATCCCGCCATCGTCTCCAACCAGCTCCAGAACAACGACGCCCTCTTCGGCGACTTCTCGATGATGATCATGGGCATGTGGTCCGGTCTCGACCTGACCGTCGATCCCTACGCCGGCGCCACTGCTGGCACCGTCCGCATCATCGCCCTCCAAGACGTTGACTTCGCGGTCAAGCAGCCCGCTGCCTTCTGCCTCGGCACCTGATAGGCCGCACCATCCAGTCACCCTGCCCCTGAGCAATGCTCGTTCAGATCCTTAGGCAGGTGATGATCTCAGGGGAGCCCGCACTCGTGGGCTCCATCCTGGATCTGCCTCCCACCTCCGCCAACCTTCTCATCAGCTCCGGCAAAGCCGCTATCGCTCCTGCGGAAGTAGCTCCCGAACCTGAGCCCGAAGCCGAGCCTCAACCTGCCCCCAAGGCAGCCAAGCCTCGCGCCAAGTCCACCGCTCAACCCTCCGAGGATTGATCCATGTCCATCCTGTCCACCGGCCTGGAGAAGCTGCAGCACTTCGCTCTGGCTCCCACCGCCGTCCGTACCACCAACCTCAGCGGCACCGCCGTTGACCTCAACGACTACGAAGGTGACGTCGTCGTCATCCTCGACGTCGCTGCCAGCGGCACCTCAACCCTCGACGTCAAGATCCAAAGCTCCGACACCTCCGGCGGCAGCTATGGCGACGTCACCACCGCCTTCTACCGCGACGGCGCCGAAGTCGCCTCCGCTGCTGTGGCCTTCGCCCAGGTGAGCACCTCTGCCTCCAAGCAGTACCTCGTGTTCCCCAAAGGCGCCGCCAAGCGCTACATCAAGGCTGTGAGCACCACCAGCTCCTCTTCCCACACCTACTCCATCAACGCCGTCGGCGCTAAGAAGTACGTCTGAGCTA